ATCTACACCTACATCATCAACACTATCTAATTTATAAGATATTTCATAGTCAGTAACTTCTTGACCTATAATATGGTCAAATTGTACCGTTACCCTAACAGCAGCTCCGCCAGTTTGTTCACGGTACAAAGATTCTATAATAGCACCATTCTGTATTTTTTGTATAGGGATAGAGCTAACATTAATAGATTTAGTATTATAAGCACTAGTTCTACCACCTCTAGCTTTGTTCCTAGCTCTAATAGAAGTTGTGCCTATTTGTAAATCAGGTATTTTATTATCTTTAGTTAAGAATACTGATTCAAATTCTGAACCTGTTTCTAGTCTATACACTCTGTTATTAGCTAAATGAAATTTACCAGGATACTCTCCTGTATCATAGTCAAAAGTACCTGTACCACCACTTATATTACTTACCGATCCTAAAGGATCTCTAGATATATTTACAAATAATAAACCGCCTAAATTAGAAGTGGGTTTAGTAGCTGTATGCACTCTATATATATAATTAGCAGTTAAAGCCGCATTATACTTAGGAGAGGCAGGATCATAACTATTTGTAGCAATACTAAATATATTAGATGCTGAAGATTGTACATTATCTCCTATTTCAAATATTGGTACATTATAATAATCTACTTCTGCTCTAAATGCAGAATCACTAGCACTACTTGCATATACTATATTTGCATTCATTTGTACATTAGTATGATTTAAAGTAAACTGACCTGTACTTTTTTCTATACCATCTACCAAGAGCCTAACAAAAGCTATATTTCTAGGTCTTACAGGTAAATCAATAGTTATACTATCACTACTATTTATTTCTCCAGATTTTACATATGTTTGTTCAGACCCAGATACATAGAAACTATTATTTGCATAGTGTCTAGAATCTAAAAGTTGGTTTAAAGTAACGTAAAAAGGAGCATCTGGAATTTTATTAACAAGATTAATACTATCTGTAGTTTTATTTTTAATTTTTATTTTATCAGTAGCAACAGTAAATCCTACAATAGGTTGACTAAGAGCCGTAACAATGCCTGCAAAACCTACAAAATTTAAAGCGCTTTGTTGTTGAGTTTTTTCATTAATAGGTATAGTAATATTATCTGTACCTTTTAAAGTACCAAAAACATTATCATCATTTGCATCTAATATATTACATTGAAAATTTTCATCAAATACTTGACCAAAACCTTGTATAGTTAACTCTATATTACCAGTATCAGTTCCGCTAGCTGTGTCCACAACACTAACATCAGTACATAATAATTTTATTTCCCCTACACCACTAGTAAAACCGTTCTTACCTGATAAAGTAGCAGGATTAATTTCACCTACTAGTACATTAGCATGCTCTACACTTATACTTTGATGATTAATACCAGATAAGTTAGCAGTTGTTAATAAAGTACTTTCTAAAGGACTAGAAAGTTCGTACTCTGTCATATAGCTAATACCATAACCTTCAAGTTCTGTAGTAGTTCTTAGTAAAGCATCTATAATAATTGATCCATCTAGTCTTCGTCTAGGACTAGCTTGTAAAGCAAAAGCAGGGACAGGAGGGACCGTAAGAGCAGATTGTATATCTGTATATGCCGTAGGTTTATAATCAATAAATTTATCAGAGTCTACATATACATTAGAAATATATTCTACAGTAGCTATGTTAACTTCATTAGTATCCATTTCTCGTTCAACTTGAGTCACTTTAAAAAGTTTATCGCTTTTAGCGCCATATATATTATTATCTTCTTTAACAAGTTCTCCAAAAGTCCATAAGTCTCCTTTTTGAGGTACGTTATTAGCAGTAAAAGCAGTATAAGTATCCCAAACTTTAGTAATAGGATTAAATCTCTTAATAGGATTTACTATTGCCCTATCACTACCTATAGTTACGTTATCAGTAGTACTTAAAGCAAAAGCAGTCTTTGATACTATGTATAAATCAATTCTATCACTAGATGCTTTAATTACTCGTAAAGTTAATGCCCCTGTATTAGCTGTAAAATTTCTACTGTCTAGAGAAGGCACTGTATAATGTTCTAAAAATACATTAGTATTAGAAGAAGTCACAGCAGAGTTTTTTTCTATTTTTCCGCCGAAACCATAAGCTATGCCACTTGCTTGAAAAGCTACAGATATTACGTCTCCAGGAATTAGTTGTAAAGCATCTACACTTGTAGTAAAATTAGCTGTTCTTTTTAAATATCTAGAAGCAGCTATTTGGTACTGAGCAAATCTAAGTGCTTGACTTCTTCTAGTCACTCCAGCAAGATCAAGTGACATAATATTTTCTATTTCTGTCTTTCTAATACCGTCATTACTACCTAATTGATCAATACGTACTGTTTCTCTTTTAAAATGATTGGTAGGATCTACATAGCTAACATCAACTCCTGTTACTACTTCGCTTTCTTTATTTCCTCCTATTATAAAACTACTTTCTTTTATGTTAGTTTCGTTAAACACCATAACAGGAATTTCATCAGGTAGATCACACGCTAGAGTAATTTTACCGTGAGCATATATTAATGCTCCTCTAAAAGAAGAAGCTAAACCATTTAATGTATCAAATGATTGAGCTTGATCTGCTATAGTAATATCTAGAGTAAATCTTCTTTCTTTAATTTTTGTACCTTGTGTTAATCCAAGTTGATTTTCTCTAACACTTGTAAAAGTATTTCTAGGTTTACTTCTAAAAGAACCGTCAGCTATACCATCTACACCTAAAAAATTACCAGTAGTAAAATCACAAGCATCACAGTATTGTGCTATTTGATAAAATCTATATTTATCAATATTTTTTTCAGGTATACTTAAACCATAAGTTTTATTAGTTAGAATATCATATATAATCCAAACAGGATTTTGAGACCAAGAATAAACAAAACTTCCATCCCAAGTACCTTTATATAAATTTATAGTAGAACTAGTTTGTACAGATGTTCCTGTTTGTTGTAGAAAGTAACCTGCAGTTGCGGCACTAGTAGAACCAGAACCAGGAACTTCTATATGTCTCCAATCAATTTCTCCATTAGCTAAAGTAGGTTGATTATAATTAGCAGGCACTCTAAGCACTAGTCCCTTTACTAGAGAAGTAAATCTAGGTATACCATTGTGCTCATTACTGGCTTTCATAGCAAAACCTATATGTGCTGTTCTAGGATACGCTTGTGGAGAGTTTTCAATTTCATTCCAACCTAGTAAACTTACATCATCAGTTGTACCAGAGCTAGTAGAATCTCCAGATGTTTTTGCTACTGTAAATTTATACCCATTTACACTTCTACTAGCTTCGGGTATGTTAATCTTTATAGTAAACTTAAAAGCAACAGTTGTTTTACCGTGTACACTTCTACTCCCAGAAGCAATTACAGTACTACCAGTACTATCAAAAATTGTAACAGATACAGATATACTATGTCTTAGTACATCACCCTCTTTTGTTATTCTTTGCAGTGATCCTATTTGAAAAGTAAATTCTAGAGCATCCCAATCTTTAGAAGAAGTTTCTTGTAAAGTTACACCATTAGCAGGAATGCCAGCACCGCCATTTTTTAATCCTACTGGTGATGCAAAATTTTGAGGAGTAATAGTTGTTTCGCCAAATATCTGTAATCTGTCTTGTACAGTTGTTCCAGTAGTAGCTAGAGTTTTAAATTTAGAAAAAGACTCTTGTCCATTGCCATCTATATTAATAAGATCATCAATTGATCCATCACTTAATTCTATATCTTGAGGACCATTAGAGTTAATTCTATATACAGGACCTTCTCCTAATCCTACTACTACAAAAAGAATATCAGTAGAAAATAAACTTTGTGGATCTTCTACAGGATCACGAGGTGCTGATCCACCTCCCTTACCGCCTTTTGCTCCTTGTATTTGTGGTACTAATGTATTAGAATAATTAATAAAATTTCTGTAGGCCATTACCCGCTCCCAAACTGGTTTCCTACTTGAATAGGATCACCGCTACCATGTGATATAGAAGATATATAGCCACTTAAAAATTGACCGCCAACTCTATTATAACCATATATTAAAGCAATAGGAGTACCACTTGTAGAACTATTAGTTAAACCACCAAACATACCATTTTCTCTTACCGTAGAGTCTGTTTGTTTACTGGATCTTGCTGCAGGAGATTTAACCATCGAAGATGTAATAGCTGATATAGCTAAATTAAGTCCTATTGTTTTCATAACACTCGCAGCAGTGATACCTCCTTTAACTACAGCAGGTGCAGCAACAGGAGCTACCGATGCCGATATTCCAGCAGTAGCGCCAACAGCACCAGCAGTTTGCAGGGCAGCTATAGCATAAGGAGCTGCGACAACAAGTGCCATAAATAAAAGCATATTTCTAAAACGTTTACCACCACCACCTGATATATTAGGAACTAAATGTATAGTATCTCCATCTTTAAATTTTTTAACTTCTAACATGTCTTCAGATATTTCTTTTAAGTTACCATCAAGTAGAGAAAAAGCCTCTTCAGACTCTCCAGAAAGTATCTGAGTCATATATTTAGCAAATTTAGGGTGTATCCCTTTAAGATATAATATAATATCAGTAGCTACATAAGCTTCAAAAGTATATATTTTTTCGTCAAAGAGTTTATTATAAGCTGAATGTATTTTAAGATTAATTAACAAGATTTTCTTCCTTAAACTCATCAAATATGAGTGCGTCTATATCATGGTCTAACC